TACCAAAATTGGTGCTGTAAGCGCAACAAGTCTTGCTACTGATCCAACAAGCAACATCACATTTTCTGCTACAGAAAACATTGGTAGTGGTTTGAAGGCACGTGTAGTATTAGATACTAGTTTGGCAGCTAACGATCCAACAGGTGGTGCTGATACTAAATTGGGTAACCGTCAATCTACGATTGGCTTGGCAAACAGTTTAGGCAGTGTTGACTTAGGTCGCAATCTACATAGTCACTTCTTAGCAATTACTAACAATGATGCATTCGGTACATTGTATGGTAGTGTTGCAGGTGACGTACACAATTTGCGTGGTCTACGTATCAGCAATGGTACATTCTTTGCACTGACACCAATCAAAGGTGTTACGGCAACTTATGACCGCACACAAAATGGTGTGGGCATAGAAGCAACTAGTTATAGCGCAAGCGCAAAAGTACTAGGTGTTAATGCTGTTGTTGCCCAACATACACAAGGTGCTGAGAAAAGCACAGTATATGGTGCAAGCGCAAAATTAGGTGGTACACAAGTATTTTACACACATTTAGGTGCTGATTATAATTTTAGCAAGCGTACTCTTGTTGGAGTTAACTATCGTAACGTTGATGCAACTGGTACAGCACGTGATGTTAAACAAGTTGGAGTTGGTATAACACATCGCTTCTAATCTCAATGAGATAAAACCAAAAGGCTCTTTGGAGCCTTTTACCATATAAATACTGGATGTATTTTACACTGTCTCATGCTAAATCTCATCTACCATTTCATACAAAGATAAATGATTTGTGGTTGTCTACCTCGCATGAACCTAAATGTTATGGGTACAAATTGGGTGAGTGTGGTGGCAATTATGTGAATTTCACAGAGACTGGGATTGAATTTTCATTCCACAAAGACTTCAAATTATACAAGACTGATAATATCTTATTGACAAACATAGTAATTGGCGAAGAAATACCTAGTGACACTCTTTACTTTGATTATGTTGACAGAAAGCCAATTCAATATATTTCTTATATAAATGATGAATTAAGTTACACTTCAATACTTACACGTGTCTACGAACTTTTATTAGAGAATTTAAGAGCATGTCATAAGTTAGGTGCAACTAAAATTGCCTACACTGCAGGACTAGATAGTAGCACACTTGCATACATAACGCAATATCATCAACGTATGTTTGATTGCGTAATTGATAAAACATATGAAGGTAGATTTAAGAACTTGCCCTTCAAGTACATCATATATGAAGAAAGACAGCCTAGACCAAACGATGACGTTGATTATGGAGAATACGTTAGAGATAGTTTTTATCAACATGATAAACTAATCACAGGATTCTACGGAGATTTAACTGTAACACATAACGGTGACATGTATAATCAATCAAAGCATTTGGTTGAGATAACTACACCATTATACGATCCTAAAGAATCAAAAGACTATATACCTTTTAATAGTAGAGAAGACATAACCAACGCCATCTATTACATAAATACCCATACGTACTTTAGACATTGGTTCCCTAACTTTCAAATATTAGACCCATATCGTGATCCTAGATTGTTTGAGATAATATATAGACTGAATCTTAAAGATTTGGTGGAACAAATAGGTACAGGTAAAATTCAAAAGAACATCATTGGTTCATTTAATAAAGAATGGGTCAAAAACTTATGCGACACAAAGAACAACTATGACAAATTCTAAATCAATTATTTCGTACAATGGTGGAAGTGCAGGAGATCTGTTTACTTTGTCATGTAATGGAAACCCGTTGTTAGGATTAAAAAATGCACGGGTGTCTCAGCCTGCAACATTAAAAAATTATGAAGCACTAATTCAAAAAGGTATACCCGCTAGTTTGGACACAGAACTACTCGGTATAGTACATCCATTTGTTAATACACATTTATTAGATGAAGTAGTTGATAAAGGATTTGACGTATACAACGTTGTCATCACTGACCCTGAAATCCAACTATGTACAATATATAGACAGATGCAAATACAAAAATTACGTATTTTGATAAACACCGATCATATATGGTTTAATACTGTAAAAGAATTCTGTTTGAAAAAAGAATTTATATTAGCCGCAGAATATTGGTTTGCAAGTGCAAAGAAGATTTGGCTAGATAGAATGGAATATAGAATTAAGTTTGACAAGTGTAAACAGTTAAACTTTAACAAACTCTATACAATTGATTTTGTAGATGACCTAAAAAATCAAGGATGGACACATAATATATCATTGCTTGCATCTAACCATAAAGAATGGTTAAAAGTCAATAAAGATTTTTCATATCAAAAAACAATTGACATTATGTCATACAAGTTATCTACTATGAATTGGCATCAACAAGAGGGCTGGATTGAATTTACTACCAATAGCATATTTGATTCAGCTACTGAATTTATAGACCTTGATAATAGACGATTACGACATAAACAAACTACAACATTAGAGAGTTTGACAAACAAGCTTTTAGTTCAACTGCCTGCAGATTTAATTAAAGATAAAACTATTTTAGATTTAGGAAGTTGTCTTGGCGCAGCCGGACATCATGCACTATCATATGGAGCATCACACTATACCGGTGTTGAATTACAACCCTATTATTTTGATACTAGTATACAACTACTTTCAAAGTATTGGCAAGAACATCAATATAGCATCATACAACAAGATGTAGAAGAATTTTTAGATATTGCCATTGCTGAAAATAGAAAATATGACTATGTACTTGCCGCCGGTATAATTTATGGGTTTGTAAACATAGTCAGTATCCTTGAGAAAATATCAAAAGTTTCTAATAAACATATTATGATAGATACTTTAACGGTTCACGTTACAACTGATGACCCCAATTCCGGAATTATTTTAATTAACAATCAAGGTATGGTAAAGGGATCACATGCATCGTCATCTCCTGACAATATATACTCTGGTGTAGGAAGTACAATTGATTTGCGAGCCCTTGACATGGTTATGTCTACGTTAAATTTTGAACGTAAAGAAAATATAATTTTGCCAGGACTGATAACAGATACATTGATAGATGCATACAATACTCCTGATCCTAGATACTTTAAACGTGTGTTGGGCGTAGATTTTTCTGGACCGAGTAGATATATGACCAGATATGTTAGAGTTGTAGAGACTACCAACGCAACTCATACTGTTCAGTCAGCAATCAATACTGATGTTAACATTGAACAAAAACAATGGGTATTTGATAACTCAGTTGCCGATAGATTCCAACATGAAGCAGAAACTAATATTCCAAGTTATAATATAGTGGTTGATAAATGCCTACAATTTGCTAATAAGCATTTAGAAAAATCGGATAAGATAATTGACGTTGGTAGTGCATTGGGTTATACTATGGACAAGTTTATTACTGCCGGGTTTACTGACGTGTTGGGAGTAGACAACAGTCCGTCGATGAACAAGAAAAACAAATACTCTACTGTATGTAGTGATAAGTTGCCGGACTATAAATACAAATTAGTGATGATGAATTGGACATTACATTTTATACAGGATAAACATAGATACCTAATTGACATATATGACAAGCTAGACAATGGGTACTTAATTTTAACAGACAAGACTAGCCAAAGTGAAGTTGTGAAAGATTGGTACTATGATTTCAAACGAAGTAAAGGTGTAAGTGAAGAATACATTCGGCAAAAAGAAAAGAATCTAGTAGGAGTGATGCATACTGTACCAGTTGACTGGTACTTAAAGACACTACGAGAAATAGGGTTCTTAGTAGATATCATACACGCTGATTTGGGCTTCACTACCTTTTTGTGTTCAAAACAAGCTTGACAAAAATAACCATATATGATACACTACTGATATGAAAATTCAACATGCAATCGATTGGAATCAAGTTAGCATTGACTTAGCTAGTCAAATGAATGGTATTGGCTACAATCCGGATTTAGTCCGAATGCATTTGAATATTGGTAAAATGGTGACTGAGTTGTCCAAACTAGAAGTAACTATGCGTAGGACTGGTAAGTACTCTATGATAGACGATAAGGTTATTGCAATAAACAAAGCAATCGATCACTTTGAAAAACTACTATTAATGGCAAATTTAATGAAATGAAAATGAACGATATCCCGGGATGGTTTCACGGCCCGCATCAAACTGAAACAATTAAATTATTATGGAAATACAATTATCCAGGTTGTGTTGGTGTAGAAGTAGGATGCCTGCATGGTAGAAGTAGTTACGCAATCTCTGTAGCAATTAATAAGGGTACACTATATTGTATTGATCTTTGGGATGGTAGAGATTCATACGATCCACAATTTAGTGATGAAATGATTACTAAGCATAAATTACCACCTAAAGAAAGTTATAATATAAAAGAGACTTTCTTAAAAAATACAGAGGATCGAAAAAATATTGTTGCAATACAAGGTTCTAGTCCTGAAGTAGTACAAGATTGGACAAAGCCCATAGATTTTATTTTCTTAGATGCATCGCATCACAATCCTAGTGACCGGAACAACATTGATTTTTGGTTACCAAAAATCAAACCAGGAGGTATTTTCTTAGGTCATGATTGGTATGAGGACCGTAAAATTCCTGATGTAAATACGAACGTTGAATACATGGAAGAATTACTTAAACAGAAAGTAACCATTATTCCTAAAACTTCTATTTGGTATTTCACACTCCCCAAAATTTGACAATAAATGATTTTGGGAGTATAATAGACACTTAATCAATCGAAAGGTGTCTATGAAATTCAATGCAAACGCAGTGAGTACTTTATACTTCAAAGTTTCAGTTAAGAAAAGGCCCTACAGTAACGAAGAAATTTGTTTACTAATTAGTGCAAGTGATTACACTAAAACAAACGAAAAAGGTAAAGTGATGCTAGGTAAATCTCTTTATTTCAGAGAACTACCCCTGACTACAGAGCAGTCTAGCATTGATGCAAATATTGCAAGTATTTGCAAAATTAACAACTTTTCAGTAGCCCAAGTGTTGTAATAATACAACAACACAAATTTGACAATAAATCCAATGTCTGCTACAATCAACGTATTGTTACACTTAACTCAAGGCGTATATAAGCATACATTGGGTCAGTTGATTTGACAATAAATCAATAATAGTGTACAATTCATCATCTTAAATTTTTTATTAGGAGTATTTAATGGCATCGCAAGTTTCTGACAATCTGACAATTACCTCTGTACAAACACGCAAGGCAATACTTGCCGCTTTCAAAGCAAAACGTCCCGTATTCTTGTGGGGACCTCCCGGCATCGGCAAATCTGAAGTTGTTCAGGAAGTTGCTGACGAACTCAAAGGCCACGTAATTGACTTACGTATGGCACAAATGGAGCCTACTGACATTCGTGGTATCCCATTCTTTAACAAAGACATTAACAAGATGGACTGGGCGGCACCAGTTGACTTGCCTGATGACGAATTTGCAAGTCAATTCCCGATCGTTGTTCTATTCTTAGATGAAATGAATTCGGCACCCCCTGCTGTTCAAGCGGCTGGTTATCAATTGATTTTGAATCGTAGAGTTGGTAAGTATAAGTTACCTGACAATGTTGTTATTGTAGCGGCAGGTAATCGTGATAGTGACAAAGGTGTTACATATCGTATGCCGATGCCCCTCGCTAATCGTTTCTTACACTTAGAAATGCGAGCCGACTTTACATCATGGCAGAACTGGGCTGTGAATAAAGGCATTCACAAAGACGTTGTAGGTTATCTGTCTTTTGCTAAACAAGACTTGTATGACTTTGATAGTAAATCGGCTTCACGTGCATTTGCTACACCACGTAGCTGGTGTTTCGTAAGTGACTTGCTTGATGATGAAGCTGGTATTGATACTGACACATTGTTCAACTTGGTAGCAGGTGCAGTCGGTGAAGGTCTTGCAGTTAAGTTTGCGGCACACCGTAAGATTGCAGGCAAGATGCCCGAACCATCTGATATCTTGTCAGGTAAAGTTAAGGACCTTGCAGTCAAGGAAATCTCAGCAATGTACTCATTGACTATTTCAATGTGCTATGAATTGCGTGATGCACTTGAAAACAAGAAAGTGGATTCTAAGAAGTTCCACGAAATGGCTGACAACTTCTTTAACTACATCATGGCAAACTTTGAGACTGAGTTGGTTGTGATGGGTGCAAAGATTGCACTTAAGACTTACAAGTTGCCGATTGAACCTTCACAATTGAAGAACTTTGATGAGTTTCACAAGAAATACGGCAAGTACATTGTACAAGCAGGTGAGTAAGAAAATGGGTGAGTGTAGCAATATGCTCACCCTTGACAATAAAGCAGAAGTGTGCTACAATAACACATAAACACTAAAGGACTAATATGAGCGAAGTACTGAATCCCACTAAAAAGCGCAAGCGTAGTAAAAAACTTGAGAATCTAGTAGGACCTACTGATTCTAAGGTCGATCACCTAGCACGTGAGCGTTTGGTAACAGCACGTATTGGTCTGTTATTGCGTCATTCGTTTTTCGGTAATCTTGCTACACGATTGACACTTATCAATGCAGACGAATGGTGTGCTACAGCGGCAACTGATGGTCAGAAGTTCTATTACAATAGCCGCTTCATTATGATGTTGAAGCCTAAGGAAGTTGAATTCTTGGTAGCACATGAGGTCCTTCACGTTGTGTACGATCACATGGGTCGTAGAGGTGATCGTGACCCACAAATCTGGAATATCGCTGATGACTATTGTGTCAATGCTGACTTGAAACGTCACAAGATTGGTCAATTCATTACTACAGTGCCTTGCTTGTATGAACAAAAGTATGATGGTAAATCGGCTGAGGAAGTATATGATGACTTGATGAAGAATGTTAAGAAAATCAGCATTGATGATTTGATTGAGCAATTGCTTGACGAGCACCTTGATAGTGAAGATGGTGAAGGTGAGGGTGACGGTGAAGATGGCAATAGTAAAGGCAATGGTAAAGGTCGCCCTCAATTATCTGATGAAGAAAAAGAACGTATTCGTCAGGAAGTTAAGCAAGCTATTATCAATGCTTCAAGTACAGCAGAAGCAGGGTCATTGCCCGCAGGTGTTGAACGATTGATTCGTCAAGCTACTGACCCAGTCATGCCCTGGCGTGAATTGATTCAAACTAACTTGACAAGTGCAATTCGTACTGACTATAGTTGGATGCGTCCCTCACGTAGAGGTTGGCATATGGATGCTATAATGCCCGGCATGACTCCCGGAGAAGAAATTGATGTTGTCGTTGCTATTGACATGAGTGGTTCTATTAGTGACAAACAAGCACAACAATTCTTGGGTGAGATCGGTGGCATGATGGATGCGTTTGATGGTTACAAGGTTCACGTATTCTGTTTTGATACTGAAATCTATAATCCACAAGACTTTAATTCAGAGAACATGGATGGTATCGACACATACGAACCCCAAGGTGGCGGTGGTACAGACTTTGATGCTATCTTTGAATACTTGAAGAAAGTAGGCAATGTACCTAAGCGACTGATTTGCTTTACTGACGGTTATCCTTGTGGTAGTTGGGGTGACCCAGATTACTGCGACACAACTTGGGTCATTCATGGTGATAAGAATCCGAATCCCCCATTCGGTACTTACGCAATATATGACGAAAGATAACACGTTATGAGTTGGCTAGATTATATTGTAGTTTCAATTATCTCACTAGGTTTGTTTTGTTTGTTCATCATCGCACTAAATAAGTTTTTAGAGATGATTAAAGATGTTGAAGATTAAATCGCATGAGGAAATTGTAATATACGAAAGCCCGGATGGTGGTAAGACGGTCTACTCACGCAAGAGTGGATCGTCGGATCGCACTATGATTAAAGAAGATACTACTCAAAACTATATTACTAAATGGTACGAGTGGAAAGAAATTCTTAAACTAGCAGAAACAGAACCTTCATTAGCAGACGCTATCAACCAAGCAGAAATGTTATATGTCATACTTAAGAAAGAACAAAACTAAACACTATCTAGCAATGTGGGATATGCTAGGTCTTGAATGCTTATATGATGTTGACTTGCATATGAGTAAGTACAATGAATGGGAAAAGCAAAAGGTTGTTGCTATCCTCAAAGAAGAACGAACCCCCGATGAATGGATTAGAGAGAACGGCAAAAAAGTTTACAGTGACTATGTTAAACAAAATAGAAAGATGATTGTATGATGCATATTGGAACTAGTTTAGGTAGATGTTTGCGTAGCATCCTATTAGGCGAAGTGTCCGAGGATGACGTTTTATTGATTATTACCCGCACTATGACTTCTGATTTAGAACAATTTATTGTTGTGGTAAGACAATACTACGATGAAGGTAATTATACAGCACGACAACCGCAGGATTATGACCTTTCAGCCAAGCCTTGGGAAGAAGTAGAAGCACTTGCAACAAGGTTGTACACTAGTGGCAAAATTCATCAACCTAGAAACTTTGTATCTTTGGGTGACCAGTTTATTCATCCTGATCTACATAGTGATCTTTGGGTAGAAGTATCTCCTAAAAATCGCAACACTACTCCTATGGTTGTTGAAGCATATGAAAAGTATAAGATGTTGGATGCACTAACCAAATGACAGACTATGAAATTGATCCTGTCGTATGGTTTGCTGAACGACAACTTGATTATCCTCCGGTACATTTTGTTACAGTATCAACTCCCTTGAATGAAGAATCAAGACAATGGGTACTGAATAAATTGCGCGGTCGGTTTGCTGTCACAATAGACACAACCGATTTTTTGTTTAACTTGGAATCATTAGGATGTATCAGCTTTGAAGATCCTAAGGAAGCCACACTCTTTGAATTAAAATGGTCTTAAAAAAACTCTCAGTTAGTCTATTACTTTTACTTGCACTATTAACAGGTTGCGGTGGGGGTGGCGATAATAATGCGCCAAATATTAGTCCTCAGGTAATAATACCCCAATCAGTAACTCAACCAGTACATCAATTTAATGCTCCTGCAATAATTCCTGCAGGAAAGTTACGTTTAGCAAGAATAGATTACAGATTTGATACACCAACCTCTTCTTTAAATAATAAAGGTCACCACACTAGTTCATACAACGTAGTGGCACCCATGATTGATAATATTAAATCTATTGGTTTTAATGGAATTATCTTTACGGTGCAAGTGTCTGTTAATTCAGTAACTGGAAAAATTAGTACAACCGACTCACTTGAATTATACTCTGTCATTAAAACACCTCCCAAAGATTTGTGGAAACTTGTTGATTATGCTAAAAGTCAAGGATTAAAGGTTTGGATATCATTGCAGATATCTGATAGTATTACTGACATGATGTTCACTCCTAATTATAATAACTATACTCGTCAGTACATGTTTAATAATATTATTGAATTTGATAAACCGATAGCCGCTACTGCACAAAAACATAAAGTTGATGGTATCTTTATTAGTGAATGTAATTGGAATATGGAATCTGATATTGACATGCCTTATTGGAAACAACTAGCTGATAGTATTAGAACAGTATTCAGTGGTAAACTTGGATACACTGGATGTTTATTGCATCAAACTAAAATTTGGAATTATGTTGATTATGTCAATTTAATCTTACTTGGTGGATTGTCAAAAACTCCAGTGACAGATTTAAAATCTATTGTTAACTTATATCATAATGATATACACGGCCAAGATCAAGTTGCAATAATAAAGAATATACACTCAACTTATGGTAAAAAAATAATGTTAGAAATTATGCCAAAAATAGCGGATACCGGTGTCGGTATGGATCCACCGGATTTCTATGGGCTGATGGAAACTGGAAATTTGTCAGCTACTAATACAAACGTATCATTTACTAACACTATGCAATTATTAAAAATACAGGCATTTTTTGAAATGATGGGACTAAAATTATCAGACATAACCGATGGGATTATATTGAATGAATTCTCCCCGTGGCTTGAAGATAAACACTTTAGTAATCCAAGTCCAAACAACCCAGTATACTATTATTATGCTTATGGATCTACTTTAGCTAATAATTTAGATGCCCAAAAAACATTAAATTTTTACTTTAGTAAGCCATGGGGTTACGCTACACTACAATAAAAAATATTTGATTGATGAATATCAGTTAAATATCTTTATCATATATGATAGGAGATTATTATGTTTACACGACATGTAGGAAAACAAGGCGACCGCAAAGTTGCAGTAGTATTTCGGGAAGTTCCCGGAGAAGCTCATATGTGTTTGGTTGTTCATACTGAACTATTAAACCAACACATACACGATCCATTGATTCAATGTATCGAAAGTGATATTGGGCAAAACAGCGAACACTTAGCAGATGCATTAAATCGTACCCACACAAAAGACGGTAGAATCATTCTTCAGGTGTTGCACGCCGAAGGTCAATTAAAGAAAGTTCAAACAAGTCAAATTTTAATGACACCTTCACCAAATCAATCTATTCGTTTAGATGAGTTGAATACAATTCTTGATGAAATGAAACAAGGTGAGAGTGCAGTTAAGCGTTTGCAAGAACTAGACAATAGCCGCGGAATGCAGGATCCAGCTGATGTGGTTCGTAGAATGCGTGGCAATCAAACCGCACCAGCACCAAAAGGTCTACAAGCTTCAGGTGATGCGTTGGGTGATGCGGCAATTGCACAAAATCTACGTCAACAAGCAGCCAAGATGGATGCAGAAGCTAAGGGCTTGTTGGCAGAAGCACAACGGTTACAAAAAGAAGCCGCACAGTTAGAAGGCGTTACTGCCGAGACAACTAAACCAAAGAAAACTACAGCAAAGAAAACTAAAGTTAGTGTCTAATGTCACCAGAATTTATTGAAAAATGGGAACACATCCTTGAAGATGTTGAAAAAAATAAGATTCCTGTTCAATTTATCAAGAAGTTAATTATTAAACTTCAAGGTAAAAAGCAACAGACTATCAACATCGCAAAGTTTTTAGAACAAGGATTGGACCCAGATGAAATAGAAAACGCTGTCAGTCGTAAACTAGATGAACTAGATGATATGATAGTGAGTGTAGAGTTTGTTCTCAATGTGCAAAATATTGCAGACACCGTACAACCAGAAACAGATAGACTTTTAGGTAAACTATGAGAACTGTCATGGTTTAATGTAGTCATTACAAATGAAACAACATTGGGATTATGTAGACATAGGTACTAGTGATTTTGATACTAGTGCAGAACATGCCCCTGCGTATAAGGTATTACTAGTTGAGCCTTTAGATTTTTATCTAAATGTGTTTGCAAATATAGAAAACGTATCACTATGTAATTGTGCGATAGGGTCTCACAATGGAACTATTGATATTTTCTATATAACAGCAGAAAATATTATAAAATACAATTTACCTGAATTTGTTCGAGGTTGCAATAGTGTAAGTAAAACTCACCGATTGGTCGATGATTATCTTGAAGAACACAATTTAAGTAAAGAAATATATGATAGGCGAACAGTACCTGTCATCACTTTTAGTGAGTTATGTTCACAATTTAACATAGGATCAATTGGCACACTAAAATTAGATACTGAGGGGCATGACCATTTTATATTACCGGAAGTCTTTCAATTTGCAAAAAACAACGATATCAAAACTATCATTGTTGAATATCAACTATATGCAGGTAACACTGATGAGTTAGATAGATGGTTTGAAGACTTTGCTACTTTGGGATATGTCACTACTAAATTAGGACTCATTGATATGAAAATGGAAAAAGTACAATGAAACAATATAAAGAATTACTACAAGATATACTAGATAACGGAGAAGTTAAAGATGACAGAACTGGTGTTGGCACCTATAGTGTTTTTGGACGTCATATTCGCTTTGATTTGCGTAGGGGCTTTCCCGCAGTCACTACTAAGAAACTTGCTTGGAAAGCTTGCGTCGGCGAGCTTCTCTGGTTTATTGAAGGCTCAAGTGATGAGCGTAGACTGGCAGAACTTACCCACGGTACAAGTGAAGGAAAGGTTACTATCTGGACCCCGAATGCAGAGGCGTCGTATTGGAAACACAAAGCGCAATTCGAAGGTGATCTCGGACGTGTATACGGGGTACAATGGCGTCATTGGAACAAGTACCGTACAGAAAAAGATATGGGCCAAGCGCACAAAGGTGGCACACGCCTCGCAGTTGACAAGATTGAAGTCGACCAATTGGCAAATCTCATTAAAGGATTAATTGAAGATCCTAATGGGCGCAGGCATATTTTAAGTGCCTGGAACGTGAGCGAGTTAGACGAAATGGCCTTGCCCCCTTGTCACGTTATGAGTCAATTCTATGTCAACAAAAATAAAGAACTTTCTTGCCATATGTATCAGCGTAGTGTTGATGTGTTCTTGGGTTTACCTTTTAACATTGCTTCTTATGCATTACTTACACATCTATTGGCACATCACTGTGGTCTAAAAGTAGGTGAGTTGATTATCAGTACAGGCGACACTCATATATATAAAGACCATGTTGAACAAGTCAAAGAACAATTAACACGTGAACCATATCCATTGCCTACATTGATGTTAAATACACAAAAGAATAACATCTTTGAAATGACAATGCAAGATATACATTTAGAGAACTATCAAAGTCATGGCCCTATCAAAGCAACAATGGCAGTCTGATATTGACCTTAGACCTAAGTATCAGGTACAAATATCTGATACAGGTGAAGAATCAGTATCTATCACTCAAGTAGTTCATACTATTAGAATGGGCGATGTAGAAGATCCTGATTTAATGGTAGCACAACCTATATATGAATGGCAACAAACAGAAGCAGGTAAATGGATAATGGAAAATTCTCTGCCTGCTCCTAGTTGGCATCGCAACCATGACATATACAATTATGGCTACACATATCAGATTAGAGCATATCTTACATCAAAACAAATAACATATTACGAATTGAAATTCAAATGAAAATATTAGTAACAGGTGGTCTCGGCCTTATCGGACACAACGTAGTAGCTAAACTACAAAAACAAGGACACAGTGTTGTCATTACTGATACTCGCACAACTTATGGTATCATCCCGCAAGATGAAATTGATTATCTAATGACTGAACGACTAAAAAAGATTCAGCCGGGGCAAATACACGCTATAGATATTGCCAGTGACAGTATTGATTGGTTATTTGGTAGATATAAGTTTGATATGGTAATACATATGGCAAGCTTCCCTAGACAAAAAGTTGAAGTTCATCTACATTAGTTCAAGTATGGTATACGGAGATTTTACTAATGATGTGACTGAGGATTATGATTGGAAACCTCAAGGTTAATATGGAATTATGAAATTAGCAGGGGAACACCTTGTTAAAGACTATAGCCGTCGTGGTTGCTTCACTCATACTATCATTCGTCCTAGTGCTGTATACGGTGAACTAGATGTAGAAGATAGAGTTATTGCTAAGTTTATGCTTACTGCTATGAGAGATGGAACATTGAACGTCAATGGTGCAAATGAGACATTAGATTTTACATATGTTGAAGATGCCGCAGATGGTATCGTCGGCGCCGCACTAAGCGACAACACAGAAAATAGGTGCATTAAACATTGATGCGGCACGTAAAGATTTTGGATACGATCCTAAAGTAGATGTAGAAGAAGGCTTTGAAAGATATTATGAGTGGCTTAGTAATTCCCCATTTTGGTCTCAAAAGACAGTATAAGAACATAGGTGAAGAGTTGCTTGATGCAACTCACCGTGCCCTTAAAGATGGTCAGCTTGTAGGTGGACATTATACTCGCTCGTTTGAAGAATGGTTAAAGCATCGTACTAAAACAAAGTATGCTGTCACCGTGCATAGTGGCACACAAGCACTTGAGATTATTGCAAGATATAAGAAAAAGAAACACTTAGAGACATTTAAAAATAATCCTAAGATTCGTATTCCTAATTTAACTTATCCAGCAACACTAAACTCATTACTGACTGCAGGATGGGATGTAGATTTAGTTGACACAGATAAGAACGGTATCATTGATGTAGAGAATAGTCTTAAGGGATATACTTGTGTGATGGGTTATGGTGGTCGCAAGCCCTGGCCTATTGCAGGATATGCTAGTGCAAATGCTGTTATAGTAGACGGAGCACAACATTGGTTGGTATGTGACGGTGACGTAGGTAGCGGTATGTCTATCAGCTTTGACCCTACAAAGAACTTACCTAGTTCAGGAAACGGTGGTGCTATTGTTACCAATGATGAACAATTATATTTGTTTGCCGCAACGCATAGAGACAACAACAAGCCTGCGTTCCATGATGTAGGAACTAATAGCAAGATGAGCGAACAAGATTGTGCTCAGATTCTTGTTAGAGCAAAGTACATAGATGAATGGCAAAAGCGTAGAGGTGAGATAGCAAAGTATTGGTGTGGTAAGTTTAAAGAACTACCTTTACGTTGTTTGTCAGATACAGTAAACCCTCATGCACATCAAAAGTTTGTAATGTATTTACCTGATCGAAACAGTTTACATACGCATTTACTAACTGATGGTATTGATAGCAAGATTCATTATAATTATGTACTAGGTGATTTACCAACTACAAAGAATTTATCAAAGCCAGATTTACTTTCTACTAGTGTAATGTTAAGCAGGGGAGTATTAAGCTTACCGATGTATCCAGAATTAACTGATGAGGAAGTGGACTATATAGTAGAGAAGGTTGTAAAGTTTTATGAGTAAAAGTTTTTGTATAATGCCATGGAACAATGTTTCAGTTGATCCAGATGGCAGTGTAAAGCCATGCTGTATATCCAGAGATTATATCAAAAAGTCCGACGGTACTAAATTTAATTTAGGTCATGATAAGATAGAAGATTTTTACAATAGTCCTGACTACATAGAAATACGTCAGAAAATGTTATCAGGAGAAACAGTACCGGGGTGTAGTCAATGTACACAAATAGAAAGCTATGGTAAAGAAAGTAAAAGAATAATAACTAATCGTAGATTTGCCGATCAATTGAATCAAACAGAAACTACAGTAAAATCAGACATAGAATATTTTGATTTAAGATTTGGTAATCTTTGTAATTTAAAATGCAGAAGTTGTATACCACTGAACAGCAGTCAGTTAGATAAACAAGTAATTGAACATCCTAAATTAAAAAAGTTTTATCACAATAGTAATTACAATATTAATGACTGGTATGAAACAGAAATTTTTGACAGCAATCTATTTTCTAATTTGAGTCATATAAAATTATTATATATTACTGGAGGTGAGCCTTCTCTTATTAAGAAGAATTTTGAACTATTAAAAAAACTCAAATTGACAAGAATATACAAAAGCTAGTAGAACGACGGGCAGATAATATTGAATTAAAACTCGCACCGGTAATACAAATAGTCAACTTAGGAAGTATAACAGATTTATTTGAATACGCAGAAAAATTCAATCGTCAAGCTGATAAACTAGTAGTAGATGTTTTTTTGAATGTGCTAGAAAATCCAAGCTATCTTAATATACTGCATTTACCAAATGAATATAAGATTGAATGCTGGAATAGAATCGAAACTTGGGTAAATGATAAGTGTCAATATCAATCTGAGTTATTTCATAGCCAATTAGAAACATTAAAAAATATATGCTTTGCTGTTACTGAACATCCGGAAGAAATTGATACTTTTTTTGAATTTAATGAAATGTTAGACAAAATACAACGTACTAGTTTGGCAGATACTATCCCTGAGTTGTATAAAATTTTGCATAAATAACTTTATGTGGATACTATCAATACTACCAGAAGCCGCAATACATATAATCTTTGGATTAGGTATTTTGGGCACAATCGCAGGATTCGTCCTAGGATTCATTCCTTTTGTTAAAACCTATAAACTAGCTATTCAGGTCATAAGTCTGTTAGTATTAGTCTTGGGTGTCTATCTTGAGGGCGGTCTAGCTGACTATAAAGAGTGGGAACTCAGAGTCAAAGAGATGGAAGCTAAAGTAGCCCAAGCCGAAGCAAAATCAGCTAATACTAATGTAGAGATCCAAGAAAAAGTTGTTGAAAAGACTAAAGTAATCCGTGAAAAAGGCCGTGACATTATCAAGTATGTTGATAGATGGAATACAAAAGAAGTAATCAAAGAAGTAGAAGGTCCTGAAAGAATTAGGAGAGAAGAAGTAATCAAGTATATTGAAAACTGCCCTGTACCTAAAGAAATGATTAACATTCATAATCAGGCAACAGAATTAAACAAGGCTGCGGAGGCAAAGAAATGAAATATCTATTAATTTCATTATTGTTTATTGCAGGATGTTCTACTACAGTTCCTGTCACTCAAAAGTTCCCCAATGCTACCCCTGAATTAATGAAGAAATGCGAAGACCTCAAAAAGATTGAGGGTGACTCAGTGGCAATTACTGAGATGTTAAAAGTAGTTGTACATAACTATTCATTGTATTGGGAATGTAGTGCAAAGGTAGATGGATGGCAAGATTGGTATAATGCACAAAAGAAAATTTATGATGGCATCGCAAAATAGTAGCATATTATTAGCACTGTGTTTATTATTGACAGGATGTGCTACAGATAATCACTATCCTACATACGTAGAAGCACAAAAGTCATTAAGTAGAGATGCTACAGTAGCAGAAGCCGCACGTATAGCAGCCTTAACTGAAATGGTTAAGAGTTCAGACAATGAAGTAAAGATACAAGCTATCAGAGCTTTACAAGAAATCCAGCGTAGTAAGCGTCCTATTATCATACAGCAACCTAAGAGTTGGCTTGATAGTAGACGCACTATTATCATACAGCAACCTAACAGTTGGCTTGATAATAGATAAATACTATATCTAGGGATTTTTATGACACAGCAAATCATTGATACAGGCGAAGTGCCAAATGACGGATCAGGTGATCCTCTTCGCTTAGCCTTTGACAAAATTAATAATAATTTTGCAAACTTGTTTGCATTAGCTCCCGCAGCCAGTATTGAGTTAGTTGATCCTAGTCAATTCCCTGATGATAGTTCAAACTCTAGTAATTCAAATTTCTCTGGCAATATTACTATTAATGCCAACAATATCTACTTAGGGTCATCAGTTCCTGCAATACAAGAAGATCCTACTGCGTTAATGTTAACATTTACGCAACCAATTGGACCTTATTACAACCAAGAATATATCAATGTAGGTGCTACACCGAATGACGGGACCGGTGACCCACTACGCACTGCATTTGAGAAGATTAATAATAACTTCAGTAATGGTAATGTTCGTCTAATGGTTAATCCTATTGTAGACCAAGTGTTACTACACTTTATTTCAGCACAGATAACTTTCATTGGTGATACCGAAAACGGATTAAATATTGCATTAGATGGATATACTGATTCAGTAATGGATACCGAAGATGAATTTGAAATAACCACTGAAGCAAGTTAACATGAGAGCTAAAGAATTTATAACCGAGCAAAAGCTACAGGACGTGCATGATGGATTAGATGTAGTAGATAAGTCACTTCCTAATACTTATATTATACCTTCATTACAAAATCAAGACTTTTATGAGTTGTATAGATTTGGTGTAGCAATTGCAGCCGTAAGAGGTGAGAGTGGGATAAAAGATGGGGTTCATAACGGCAATGAACCTGAGTTCAGAGCGGCTAGTACTTGGGGTGAACATCAAATTGTTAGTTCAATGGATTCTGGTGTAGGTGAATTAATTGATAAAGCATTGGCTAAGATAGGTAAGTCTGGTAAAAAATCAGTCAGTACCCCTGGAAGTGATGAGATGGATGACACATTAACACAATCACCAATAAAAGGCTTTAAGGGATATAAACGATGAGAGCAAATGAATTTATATCCGAATCCAAAGTTGGCAAAATAACTAAACATCAACAACAATCTACCCGCGGTTTAAATATTTTTTCAAAGAAAATAGACAGCTATGATAGACAATATGATTTAAATCGTTTAATGATGGCTGTAGCAAGTAGTGATGGAATAAATCCAATCAACATGCCTGCTGAAAGTTGGGTAGGTAAACACAACACTGCACATCCTTACACTAAAGAAGAACAAGATATGCTTTTTGAGAATAAGTAATTATATCAAATTACAGGAATCTCAATGATTGACATTAACAACACCCTCGACTTACTCAAGTTAAAATTCTACAACGAATGGTTGTACACAGCACATATCTATGATGAGGGCGTTAGTCCGATGCATGAAAATCTCACCAAAGAGGTTATTACAAAATACATAGACCCGCTAAATTTACCCAAAGATGCTAAAATCTTAGATTTAGGTTGTGGCCCTGGTTACTTCCTAGATGGAATGAAAGAGCGTGAATACACGAATGTTACCGGAGTTACATTAAGTCCTGGCGACATTCAAATCTGTGAAAGTAAGGGTCATAAAATTGCAAAATATGATTTGAGTTTTATTCCACAACAAGACGGATATTTTGATGAAAGCGTAGACTTCATTTTCTTACGTCACGCATTAGAACATAGCCCATATCCTATCTTTAGTTTGATGGAATACAATCGTCTATTGAAACAAGGCGGCAAACTTTACATTGAAGTTCCTGCTCCCGACTGTGACCGTAAACACGAATGGAATTTGAATCACTATAGTATTTTTGGCGAGCAACAATTAGCCGCATTAATCACACGTTGTGGCTTTAATATTGATGTGTTCAATAACTTAGCTTTTGATATTCAAGGTAAAAATGAGCAAGGTGAGGAATATACAGCAAAAGAGAAGTTCTACTGTATTATGGTCACCAAAGCAAGACCGTTAGACATTAAATAATGTTTGATGAATCGTTTTTTTATTAATTACTGCGTTGGTAGTAGGGGTGATTTTTTAACTAATTGCTTACGTGATGTAGAATATGATTGGGAGTTATTAGTCGATTTAGAAAATACTCCCAAAATGCCTCCACCATTATCGTACTGCGTAAAAACTCACGGAATTATCGAAGATCCGGTCTTCACTACCATTGAAGATTTTCCTAAAAATTTTGGTTCTTGGGAAGATTTTTTTGTCACAGCTAATTCATTTAATTTAATAAAACTTAAAATAGTAGCTACCTCTATAGAAGAATGCATAGATACTGTGTGGTTTGCATATAGCAAAACTCTTTTAAACAATAATAGATTCAGTGTTAAATTATCTCCAAATGAAATTCCCACACCTACTGTAGAATACATATATGAAAATATGGATAATATTATAGGTAGTGCGTTTTTTGAAGTTGCATCAGTACAAGAACTTGACAAAGATGTTCAACACGAATATGATTATATTATAAAATTCAAAGACCTATTTGACGTTGAATACATCAAAGATTTGTATAAAAAAATTAATGGTAGGGATATGGATTATGCACGTAGTAAAGCAATAGAGAAGAATATTGAAATGCAGTATAGACTTAGTAAATCAGAGTTTTATCCTATGTTCAAAGATAAACTTTCTATAATACATACTTTGTTTTAAACTAAATACTCTTTATGAGTAATGCACCATCACTAGTAAAGAATCCCTATACTAAAACAGTTTTCAAAACTGATAAAGAACTACAGGATTTTATTAAATGCTGTGACCCAGATACAGGTTATCTATATTTTATGGATAACTTCTTTATGATACAACACCCTACTAAAGGGAGTATGGTCTATCATCCTTGGGCTTATCAAAAACGATTGATTGAAACATATCACAACTATCGTTACTCTATTAGCTTAATGCCTCGGCAGTCAGGTAAATCAACTTCAGCCGCAGGATACTTACTCTGGTATGCCATGTTTGTTCCAGACAGTACTATCTTAGTTGCGGCACACAAGTATACAGGTGCTCAGGAGATTATGCAACGAATACGCTATGCATATGAGAACTGTCCCGATCACATTAAAGCAGGTGTAACAACATACAACAAAGGTTCATTAGACTTTGAGAACGGATCTCGTATAGTTTCAGCTACTACAACTGAAAATACAGGTCGTGGTATGTCTATTACACTATTATACTTGGACGAGTTTGCATTCGTTAGACCAAGCATCGCTAAAGAATTTTGGACAGCTATCACCCCAACACTATCAACTGGTGGTAAAGCAATTATTACAAGTACTCCAAATAGTGATGAGGATCAGTTTGCCTTCATTTGGAAAGGTGCTAACAAAACAGAAGATGATTTTGGCAACACTACTGAAGTAGGAATTAATGGATTCAGAGCATACAGAGCGCATTGGAGCGAACAACCCGGCAGAGATGATAAGTGGGCAGCCGAAATGAAATCACAGCTTGGTGAGGATCGTTTTAACCGAGAGATTGGTTGCGAATTTATTATTGCAGACGAAACACTTATTAATCCAAATACATTGATAGCTATGGAGGGCATCGAACCTGTTAGTCGTATTGGACAAGTTCGTTGGTATGACACTCCTACCAAAGGTAATATTTATTGTGTAGGGTTAGATCCAAGTTTGGGTACAGGTGGTGACCCGGCTGCTATTCAAATCTTTGAAGCAAATACTACTAAACAGATCGGTGAATGGAAGCACAATAAAACCGACATTCCAAGTCAAATCAAATTATTGTCTCAGATTAACAAGTACATAGCAGAATGCACCGGAGAACCTAACAACATCTATTACAGCATTGAATGTAATGGTATCGGAGAAGCCGCCATTGTCTCATTAAATGAATATGGTGAATCAGGTATCCCGGGTATCTTTATCAGTGAAACAGGCAAAGGTCGTAGAGGGTTTAATACAACTAACAAGAGCAAATTGGCAAGCTGTGCTAAGTTCAAAACACTAGTTGAAAGTAAGAAAATGACCATAAATAGTCGTAGTCTTATCAGTGAATTAAAAGCATTTGTAGCACACGGTGGTAGTTATGCGGCTAAAATTGGTGATACAGACGATTTGATTATGGCAAGTTTATTGGTAACACGTATGTTACAGCAATTAAGTGATTATCATTTTGATTTAGAAAATCGGATACGTGACCACGATGAATTTGTCGCTCCTTTACCGTTCTTTGCGGTGATGAGCTAAGACAAAAAAGATAAATACTATTATGCCAAAAAACACAGAATCATTAAACCGCACATTATTTGAACTATTGCATAGCAAAGGTCTAGATCCTACTATGTTAAGTACTTCAGGTAAGGAAATTCCTACCCCTGAGGAAGCAGAAGTGTTCCAATTCAACTTTGTCAAAGACGGAGAAGACTATGGAACAGTCACTATTTCTATTGACGGTTTACATAAATTAACTGTTTACTTTAGTGATGAGGTTGCTAATAGTGAAAAAGAAGAATCAGAATCAGATGATGTATCTTGGTACCAATTATTAAATCAATTGAAAAGATTTTCACAAAAATATCAATTGAGTTTTGAATTACGTAATGTAAGCAACTTAAAGCACGACATGGCAAAGAGGGAATATATGAAGAAAAAAGAATCAATCGCAGAAGGTTACTACCCAATGGGTAAAAAAGCAAGTTACAGTGATGCTGTACCTAGCGTAAAGATTGTGTTACAACATAGTCGTCAAATTGAAGAAGGCGAACAACGTTATCGTAATGTTGAACGAATCTTCCTAGAAAATGAACAAGGTGAAAGATTCCTAGCACCTACAATTCGTCCTGGCATTGCACGTGTATATGCTAGACACATTGCAGAAGGTGGTATGCCACATGATGATCGTTGGAATCACATTGGTAGCTTGTGCGAAGAATATTCAAAGATGGCAGGATTCGTTCGTGCTACTCGCAATGGCCAATTTACAGAGTCAACACAGAAATTGATTGCTGAAGGTATTAATCATTATCAAGCATTGCGTGAGAGTTTAGGTAGACTAGCCGGTCATCGTGGTTACAATGCATACTTTGAAAGTTGGACTCCTCCATTAATGGAAGATGAAAGTGACATGAGCAATATCAACGAATTGTTTGTACAAGAAACAGTTGATCCACGCATTGAAAATGTAATGCCAATCTTATCTAAACTACAGAAGAAGATTAGTGAAATGTCAGAAGTCAATGAGTTGAGTGAATGGGCAGATAAGTTAATTGAGGGCGATGAAGATATTGAAGATAACGAAGCATCTGATGCAATAGATAACGCTGAATCAGAGTTAACAGAGGCTCCTGGTGCAGAGACATTGGCACACAATGTAAGAACAGATGCCAAAAACATGAGAGCATTTGATTTAGAAGAAAATGAAGAACACAATCCAGTAGCCGGTGCTATTACTCGTAGAATTTTAATGCAACGCCAAGACTTATTAAAGAAATATGGACCTGTTGCAGTCATGCAAGCTATAGATGACGTTGCAGATTTCGCAGGTGATGCTGAAGAAATTGGTTCAAGTGATGTAAGTGGTTGGATCAAACAAATAGAACGTTCATTGGGTGGTGGGGGCATGGATGAAGCTGTTCGTGCTGGGTTCGTAACACCAGATTGGAAGCACACACCACAACAGGGTGCATATGGTGATCCTACCGATCAGTTAGGAAGACCTTATAACCAAGCTCAACGTGATGAACTTGCTGCCTCAGTAAAACAGAATAGAAAAGATAATAAAGCATTTAGCGGCGGCCTCCCAACAAAAGGAGCTGACTCGGCTGCATTTGGTTGGGATGGTGTTTGGAAAGCCCCTGAAGTTAAGT